TCAATACTTCATCTTTCGCATTTCCTGCAACAGATAATCCGGGTCATTGTGGGAGACGTACTTGTTGGCTGTGGTGGAGAAATTTTTGTGACCCAAGATTGCCTGTACGGCGGTCTTTTCCAGTCCGCATTCCACCATCTTGCTGCTGGCCGTGTGGCGCAGCGTATGCGGATGCACTCCCTCTATGTGGCACTCCTGCATCAAGGTCCGAAACTTTGCAGCCACGTTTCGCTTGTCCAGTTTCGTTCCAGCCTTGGAAGGTATCAGCCACTCGCACCCGCTGTCCATCATCCAGAAGGCGATGATCTTATAAATTGGGTCTAGGATGGGGATGATGCGGTTCTTGCCCGCTTCCGTTTTTTCGCCGCCCTGCATGTAGCGCTCTTTCAGGTACACGTTCTCGCAGCGCATGGAAAGCAGCTCATCGATACGCATACCGGTGTAGAGAAGCACCATTGCGATTTGTGCTGTCTGCCCAAACTTCGGGTCGTCTTGTCGGCTGCTTATCTGCTCTATCTCTTGAGCGGTCAAGGTGCGCTCTGCCTTGCCTGTAGCCGCTGGGAGCTGCAAGAGCATGGCATAGTTTTTGTTTATGATGTCCTGAGCCATTGCCCACTCGCAGATCTGGCTGAAAAGTGTGCGCTGCTTTTCGCAGGAGCTACGGGAGAGTCCCTTTTCCACCATCTGATCAATCACCTGTTGATAGTCTGCAGCTTTTAAGTCCCGGAGCTGTCGGTCATACAGCGGCGCGGCCTTTGCATAGGCCAGCTCATAACCCTTTTTCATATCAGTGCTGAGCTTGTCAAATTTGGGCTGTGCTTTCCATTGGGCATAGGCATCCGCAAAAGTGCATTTCAGACGCGCTGCGGGGGTGTTCTGGGTGTTGTAAGTGTCCAGTGCTTGTACTGCTTCGCCCGGCGTCGCAAACGTCCCCAGAACGTCTCGCTTGGCTGTCAGGGCCACATACGGCTTTGACCTTGTCCCGCTCAACTTATATACACTGCCGCTGCCCTTTGGGCGGCGGCGCTTTTTTCTTTGCTGCGGGGCGGCTTCGGGCTGCTTCTTCCCGCACCACGGACAAAAAGAAGCACCATCCGGGATCTCTTTCCGGCAGCATGGTCTTACGCATTTCATGGCTTACTCCTTTTTCTGCCCGATGTATCCCAAAGCTCCATTTTCGGCAGCGGCCCTTCCGGCCTTGTAGTTGATCTTCAGGTCGTCAATGGGAGGTTGCGGAGCTTCCGGGCATGGATCAAGGCCCGCGATCTGCGCGTAGGTATACTGATCTATGATGGTTCCGCACACGCTGGCCCTGTTGTTGAGCGGGCAGTGCAGGTTTGCGGCTATCTCAGAAATCACCGCGGGCGGGCTGCTGCCGTGACTGCCTTTCAGTATGAAGAGAAGCAGCCGTTTCGTCAGCGGCGGCAAGTTTACCACAAAGCGGCACAACTCCGCGTCTAGCTCTTCTCCGGTCTTTCTGTCATCGGGCGCCGCATACAGCTCCGGGTGGATCATCTCCATGAACACAGATATGGGCGACACGCCACACGCCGCACACCAGTCCATGATCTCGTCACTGTCCGGGCTGGTGCATCCTTTTTCCCAGCTCTGCACTGTTCGCTCCCCTTTTTCGATTCGCCTTGCGATCTCCGCTTGACTTAGCCCGGCAGACACCCGTGCTTTTGCAAGCGCTTTTCCGATTTGGCTCGCCGTAAAATAACTCATACTTTCACCCCCATAAAACCAGTATATTTTTAACAAAAAATGGCGCAGAAAAACTCTGCGCCATTCGACAAAAATTACACCAATTTCATTTTCCTCTGGCGCATGGTAGAATCTGGCATATAAGATGTAAATATTACCAAAAACAGGAGGAAAATGAAATGAAAAACAGTCAGACGATCAGCATGGATCCCGATATGACTATCATTGACGGAATGCCCGCCAGCGTGCTCACCGGCACGCAGCCCACTCCGAAGCCATGGGAGGAATGATCTATGGACAAGATGCAGAGCTTTTGCACTCACATCCGCGCCGCGCTGGCGTGTTATGAGGATATGCCGCCCGAAGGGCAAGCCCGCGCCCGGCGCTACGTCACCCGCAAGGCAGGTGCCATCCGCAACCTCAAAGCCGCTTCCGATGATCTCGGCGGGGAGCTTGCTGGGGAGCTGCTGCAGAAGATGCAGCGGCTGGACGACTCCAAGTGAAAATCTAACTGTTTTCAGAAAAATTAAATTTATTTTGTGATATCTATTGAATACTACAACTGAAAGATGTATAATGTATTTGCGGTAGGAAATTAGCTATTAGGGCAAGCCTTAATAGGCTCAAGTCTTCGGTCTCCAACCTCTGCCATCCAAGCCTGATACTTTTCCGAATTGTCTTTCTTATGCTTAAAATAAGTTCTGAAAGTTTTTGGAAATGAAGTGATTCCGAGTTCGGAGTAAATTTCAAATTCGGCCATTTCAAAATGGTATGGATCTGTGCAGTCGTAGGTTCCAAGCTGAAAATTTCCATCCCACGAATCAATCAACCCAGTTGAAATAAAATTAAAGACACGAACCTTTGTGTTGTAGTAGATACTTAACCGAGGAATCTTTTTGAAAAGGCATTTTTCTTTTAGTTGCTTTTCCAGAGACGGACAATTTAAGTATTCTCCGCGGTACGTCTCAAAATCATCTGGAAGAGAAATATCACTGCTCCCGGATATTTGCGCTCCAACATAAAAGGCTCTTAAGTCGCTCTTGAACGCTTCCGAATTATTGCAATCTGAAAAATCGATAGCTTCTGAATTGCGAATATAGCAGAGAACATGGGACGGAATTTCCTTTTCTTCTTTCCAATGCTCATAAATTGAGTTTTGAGATGATGATGAGCCGGGAGAAGTAAGGCTGGAGCCAAAAGAAATCGATATCCCATGAGGAATAACACTGTTTCGTTCGTACTCTGCACGGGCATTATATGCACCGAGATAGTCTCTTTCCATTGCAAGTGACATTATTTTTCGGTGTGCGGCGTTTCGTCGGTCTCTTTCGGTTTTCTTGAAATCTTTTGATACTGTTTTACCGGAATCTGTTAAAGCATATTTTTCAGGTGTGTCAATGATGTAACCTTCAGAAATGATCTCTTTGACATTTTTGTTGAAAGGATAAAACCGACCTTTTACATCATCATGGATACCCCACTTCTTTTCCCGGTCACCAAGGTAATTCACTAGGAAGCTTTTCTCTTGCCATGTCATAATCAAATTTAATTGAAGAATGTTGAGTAGGTGATAATAGACGTTGTGATTTTATTGTTCTCATAATTGAGCCAAAGGTCATTGATTCCGCAGTTATAAGCGCGATACCATGTTCCGGTGTCGTTTACAGTGGTTTTACCTGTCTTTTTCAGATTGAACATTGTAAGGAACTGATCTTTATACTTATAAGGGAAAACGTCATAAAGTGTGATTCGATGCAGACGTTCAAATACGAAATCATATGTATTGTTTCCATAGAACAGCGTATGAATGGCTTGACCGTTGCTGTAAGTCCAGTCCTCTGTACTGTCTGGTTCTCCGATCATGCTGATAAGTTCATCTTCTGTCAGGCCGGAACCGTCTTCGTGCTCATATTTCGTGGCATCGAACACAACGTCAACATCGTCTGCAATATTTTTGGCAGAAAGAAAACCAAACGCAAGCCCGAACACAAGAATCGCAACGATAATTGCACATCCGTTTGGTTTTTTCTTCGTCTTTTCGCTGTTGCTGACAACATCATTCTTTTTTCGAGCCATAAAAACACCTCTTAGATTCAAAAATAGGCAGCCAACCGGCTGCCGGAAAACAAATTTTCAATGACCAAAGGAGGAAAAGAAAGTGCAAGAAAATAGCACAAAATTGATGAAAGAAACCACAGAATGTGTTATACTTGAGAAAATCAAGCTTGCACTTTCTCTTGACATTGACGTTGGCGCGCTGCTGGAAGCCGCGCAGAAAGGATAACGTTATGAAAATCGAAATTACTGCCACCCCGCAGGAAACCGCAGATTTGATTCACCTTCTGGAAAAAGAAACATCCTATGTTGCGGTGAGCAATTGCATCAGAGAAAGCCTGAACGAGCTTGCCAACTCCAAAGAATCAATCGTCAAAATTTAACACGCCCGTTTTCTGTAGAGCGTCAATCACGATCTCAACGGAGCCGATCAGGGAGTTCTTGTACAGCACTGCCATTTTTTCGAGATCGGAGCGTTCAGGATGAGCGTCCAAATCGGCAACTGCTTTTCGTGCGTATTCGTTCACAGAACTATTGATAACAGCCCGAAATTCATCCTTTTTCATTTTTATCCCCCTTCGCTGCCTCAAGTGCAGCGTCAAGCATCTTTTCAAACATAACCCTTTGCGCAGGGTCAAGCTGCTCATACTTATATAGTATGGCTTTAGCGTGCGCATTCAGCTCACTCTCTTCACTGGGAGTGGGCTTTTCTTTTTGCTCCGGCTCTTGGCCCTTCAGCTCTTCCACTGTTACGCCCAAGGCGTTTGCAATGGGGACTAGCATTTTTTCGGGAACGTCACCGTCTCTGTTTGCGATTTCTGCGAGATATCCGTGACTTCTTCCGATCTGTCTGCATACAAAAGCCAACGAAATGCCTTTTTCTTTGGAGATCTTTTTGACGGTTTGGATATTTCCCACAAAAAACACCTCCCAAAACTGTACATCTAGATAAAATTCTAGAAAATTCAAATTATCTATTGATATCTAGAATTTTATCTAGTATAATACTAGGCACAGGGCAAACAAAAACCAACTGCCCTCGATACTATTATATCGGGCATACGCTAGATTTTATTCACTTTGTACCTCGCAACTACATAGTAGCATATTTTCTAGTGATTTTCAAGCCCGGAAAGGAGAATTGCTAGTGAATGTTTCAAAAATCGACCAGTTTTGCAAGTTGCACGGGCTGAGTCGCACCGATCTGGAAGAGGTAGCGGGTCTGAGCAACGGCGCAATTGGCAAGTGGGAGCGCAGCGTCTACGGCCCCAGTATCAGCCAGCTGATGAAGGTGGCCAGATACTTTAAGGTATCCGTGGACAAGCTGCTGGTGGAAGAAGAAGGGGGAAAGACAGCGTGAATGACAGAAAAAGGCCCGACGATCCTGTGGAAGAGGAAAGTCGGGCAGAGTTAGAGCAGCGGCTTCAAGAGTCTCGCAAAGAATTTGAGGAATCCTACCGGCGGTACAAAGAACGTCGTGAGCGTGAACGGAGGTACAAGTCCTTCCAGTGAAAGTATACCACGGGAATGGAGACCCCAACAAGGAGGTTTACATGACAGACATTATCTTATCTACCCAGAACGGCGAGCCGGTAGCATCCAGCCGCCAGATCGCTGAGAACTTCGGCAAGGAGCACAAAGACGTGCTTCGCGCAATCGAGAATATCAAAGCGCAAAATTGCGCTCTGACCTCCATGTTCTTTGAAGCTACCTACACCGCCGGGACAGGCAAGGCGTACCCCATGTATCTGATGAACCGGGACGGTTTCAGCTTGCTGGTGATGGGCTTTACCGGCAAGGCGGCGCTGGAGTGGAAGCTGAAGTACATTGCGGCGTTCAACGCGATGGAAAAGAAGCTGGCACAGCGCCCGCAGCTTTCCCGCTCTGAGCTGATGGCACAGGCCCTGATTGCCGCCCACGACGAGTTGGAGCACAAGGACAGGCAGATTGCAGAGCTGACCCCGAAGGGCATCTTTGCGGATGCCGTGAGCGCCAGCAAGAAGAGCATCCTTGTGGGCGAGTTGGCAAAGCTGCTGTGTCAGAATGGCGTGCAGATCGGGCAGAACCGGCTGTTTATCTGGATGCGGGAGCACGGATTCCTGATCCGCGACCCCAAGCGCAGTGACTACAACATGCCCACCCAGCGGGCCGTGGAGCATGGCCTGTTCGAGATCAAGGAGACCACCGTGGTGCATTCCGATGGACACACCAGCATCAACAAGACGCCCAAAGTGACCGGCAAAGGTCAGGTCTACTTTGTGAACCAGTTCATGAAGCGGTAAAGCCGCGGCGCGGCGTAAACAATATTTTGAATTCCACATGAAAAATGTCAAAGGAGGACACCACCCATGAGTGAAAAGATCATCGCCTACAAGGCAATGGACAAAAACATGACGTGCCGTGGAAAGCAGTATGAGGTGGGCAAGACCTACTATGAAGACAAGGCCGACTGCTGCCACGCTGGTATGCACGCTTGCGAGAACCCGCTGGATGTGCTGCACTACTACCCGTTGAGGGATGGCCCGCGCTTTTTTGAGGTCGAGTGCGGCGGCGATGTGGCCAAAGATGACAAAGATAGTAAGTTCGCTTGCACTGAGTTGACCGTGAAAGGCGAATTGAAGCTTTCCGATTTTATCCGGTTGTCCGTAAAAACCACGTTTGAGCGAGCCATGCGCCGAGCGAAGGCGAAAGAATCGGGCTATTCCAGCAGCGCGGCCACGTCGGGCTATTCCAGCAGCGCGGCCACGTCGGGCAATTACAGCAGCGCGGCCACGTCGGGCGATTACAGCAGCGCGGCCACGTCGGGCGATTACAGCAGCGCGGTTTCTACTGGATACAGAACAAAAGCAGCGGCCGTTGGCAAAAACAGCATTGCCGTTGCAAACGGCGCACACAGTAAAGCAATGGGCGCGATGGGCTGCTATCTCGTGTTGACCGAGTGCGACGATGACAACAATACGCTGTGGGCAAAGATGGCAAAAGTAGACGGCACTCACATCAAGGAAAACGTCTGGTATACGCTCAAAAATGGCGAGTTTGTGGAGTGCAAGCCATGAATAAGCACTACAACAAGCGTTGGATTGAACAGCTGGAGCACATCCGGCTGAAACGGCAGCTGAGAGAAAAAAAGGAGGGGTGCGGCAGTGAAGCCGAGCATGGGAATTGCAGAGTGCTGCCAGATTATGCGTGATAACAACATTTCGGTGAGCGAGCCGATCTTTACCGGTATGATTCAGGCCGGCAGCTTCCCGGCGTGGGCGGTGCCGTCTATTGACACCAAGAGCGCCGCGCCGCTGATCTCCCGCGCCGGATTTATGGCGTGGGTGAAGGACTTTTATAAGCTCGAAAAGGTTTACACAAAGGAGGATCCGAAAGAATGAAACGGTGCAAGATCAAGCCGGGCCCCGGCGTGGTGATTCTGGCAACAAACGGCGTGGTTATTCTCGCGCTGATCGGCGCGGCACGGGTGATTCGCTGGATCGTCAACGGCATTGCGCACGCGCTGGTTGTGCGTGGGGGCTGGGTGGCGGCTGAGGCCGCGAAAGCCGCGCCGGTGATCTTTTTGGCGGTAGCGGGTGGTCTTGCGCTGTCCCTGTGGGAGATGCGCAAGGAAAGCGAGTACTACCGGCGCAGCAGCCAGCGTCAATACGGCGTGATCGAACGGGACCACGCCCGCAACCCGGAATATCCGGATAATCAGGAGCGCGGGGCATGATGACGGCCAAAGAGTACGTTGAGGGCAAAGTCAAATCCTACACGCGGCTTGCCGAAAAGGGAGCAGGAATATGAACGGTAGATATATGCGAGCCGCAGAGATTCGCTGGCATAAGCACCAGCCGGAGCGGCTGCGGCACATCCACCAGAAGAAGGAGAAGAAAAGGGTGAGCACGGTACAGATTTTTGACGCGGATTTGCGTTTTGTCAACGAAATTCCCATGCCGAACACGCTGGCGGGCATCCAGTACGCCGACCAGCTGGCAGCAGAAAATCCGGGCCGTCTGTACGTCGTTATGGACGAGCACCGGCAGAAAGTTCAGAGGTGATATACATGACTTTAGAGCAAAAGGAACGCCGCAAAGCGGTCCTGCGGTATGCAGTCAGCGTCCCCGAATGGAATCTTGCGCTCAAGCATCGTGCAGCGGCAGAGCTTACGAAATGCGCAAGCCTCTTGATGAGCGTAAGCCAGATGATGCTTGCGACCGACGCGGAAGACCGTTTTTATCCGGGCAGATCAGATTATGGGATGTCTCCGGCGGGATATGCAAAAGCCATTTCGGATGCAGAGTACAGCCTCGGCACAGCCGCTTCGGCGCTGGAAACCGTAGTTGCTTTGGCAGATGAGTCAAACGCCTTCCCGATTATCAGCTCCACCCAGACCGGCGGGTTAGATGACGCGATGGGCAACATTGAGGCGGCCTACAATTCTGGTCTTGAGTGGCTGGCAGATCTGTGCCGGGTACACGGGATGGATGAGGTGACATACAATCATGGATAAAATGACCATTTACGAGCAGTGCCGGGGAGTCCCCAAAGACGCCCAGAAGCCTATCGGAGCGGGCCGCCTGAAAGGCAAGACCGACATTAACCCCATGTGGCGCATCAAGAAACTGACTGAGCTTTTTGGGCCAGCGGGCATCGGATGGAAGTTTGACCCGCCTGTTTTTGAGGAAAAGCAAGGAGCAAAGGGCGAGGTCATGGTGCACTGCTTCACCTGCTTGTATATTCGGCAGGACGTTGATCAGGCGTGGAGCGCCCCCATACCGGGCATTGGTGGTTCTACGCTTATCACGATGGAGCGGGACGGTCTGCGTACTGATGACGACGCCTATAAAAAGGCCTACACGGACGCTCAGAGCGTGGCCTGTAAGGCTTTGGGCATCGGTGCAGATGTGTACTGGAACGCCGATAAAACCAAATATGATCCACTTCCCGCTGCTCCTGCACCAGTTTGTTCCTGCTGTGGGAAGAAGATCACCGGCTTTACATATCATGGCAGCAAAGTTAGTGCAGAGCAGGCAAGCGAGCGCAGCAAAAAGAAATACGGGCGCATCCTTTGCGTAGAGTGCGCAAAAAAACAGCCGAAAGAAGATGGAGGAATGTCTCATGCTTAACATCGTAGCATTGATTGGCCGTCTGGTCTACGACCCGGAGCTCAAGACCACCCAGAACGGTATCAACGTGTGCAGCTTCCGCATCGCGGTTGACCGCAGCTTTACCCGGCAGGGCGAAGAGCGCAAGGCCGATTTTATCGACGTCACCGCGTGGCGGAAGGACGCTGAGTTCGTCTCCAAGTATTTCCAGAAAGGCAGCATGATCTCCGTGCAGGGCCGTCTGGAGACCCGCCAGTATCAGGACAAGAACGGTAACAACCGCACAGCAACCGAGGTCATTGCCGCAGAAGTCGGCTTTTGCGGTCCCAAGTCGGCAGAAAATCCCGCCACGGCGTCCTACGAGAAGCAGACGGCAAATAATGTGCGAGAAGCAAACGCCGCGCACAGCGCCCCGCAGCAGCCTGAGAGCTACGCACAGGGCAGCGTGGACGACTTCGCCGAGATTTCCGACACGGACGAGATCCCCTTCTGATTCACCGTTGAGAGAAAGGAGGTGAGCAAATGGCAATTTTTCGTTGCGTTTCGCCGAACTTTTGGTCAGACCCGAAGGTGGACGATGACTTCACTCCGGAAGATAAATACTTCTATCTCTACCTTCTCACTAATCCGCATACCACTTTGAGCGGATGCTATGAGCTGGGCAAGCGGCAAGCGAGCAGAGAGCTTGGATACAACGAAGAGACTGTGGATCGCCTTATCCATCGAATGGAAACGGTTCACAACGTTATCCGCTATGACAAGGCAACGAAAGAGATATTGCTGCTTAACTGGCACAAGTACAACTGGTCGAAATCGCCAAAATGCCTGAAGGGCGTTGAGTATTCGCTGCAAAACATCAAGAGTGATGCGTTCAGAAAATATTGCGCAGATACCCTATCTATACAGTATCGGTACAGTATAGATACAACTGTATCTGTAACTGATACTGTAACTGAACCTATTACTGAAACTGTTATCTATCCTAATAGAGATAGCTTAAATAGCAGCAAAGAGAAATACCCGGCAGTTGATGCAGGTCTTGCGCAGATCGTTCAGAGGTACGAGGAAGTTGTAGGCAGCTTTCCGCGTTCAGCGCTGGAAAAGCTGCAAAGCTGGCGGCAGGCTTTTGGCACAGACATGATCTTGCTGGCAATTGACCGGGCATCGGAAGCAAATAAACGGTCGTGGGCCTACATAAACGGAATCTTAGCCAGTTGGCAACGCGAAGGAGTTCGGACGGTTGGCGATGTAGCTGCAAACGATGAGAGTCGCCAGCAACAGGCGAGGCCCGGCAGCGCTACCGGTGGCAGAAAGCCCGCCGAGAGCGTGGACGACCAGCTGACCAGAGTGCTGGCAAACATGGACAGAAAAAGAGGGTTTGAGCAATGACGAAAGAAGAAACGGCCCAGCTGATACGGATGAACTTCACGCTGTACAAGCTGGGCAGCAAACCCCTCACGGATGAGGAAATGGAAACCACCATTGACGTGTGGACGTATCAGTTCCGGGATTATCCCGGCGAAGTGGTGAAGCGGGCGTTTCTGGCCGCGAACCGCGTCTGCGTCTATCCCATCACGGTGGCCGATATCTACAAGCAGCTTTCCCAGTGCATCGACCCGGAAGCAGAGTGGGGCGCACTGGCCGATGCAGCCCGCAAGACACAGAAATACATGAGCTGGAAAAACTTCCCGATGGTGACCGGCATTGACGAGAAGGGCGGGCTCATCCGTAGCGATGGCACGGAAGAGCTGCAAGCGTTGTACGACAGCCTCCCCCCGGCGGCCAAAACTTACGCCGGGAGCGTGGGCGGCCTGAAGGAGCTGGCCATGACCCCGGATCTGACCTATCGCCGGGTCGAGTTTTTGAAGCAGGCGCAGGAGGACATTACGACAACGCCGAGAGAAGCCGCAAGGCTGCGGGCGAGTGAACCGACAAGAAAGGAGATTGAAAAATGAGCGAATTTATCGACCGCGAAAAAGCCATCGCCAATATCAAAGTGGCATATTGCTGTGGCTGCGAAAATTACAACGGCGTAAGATGCCGCGCGTGTCAGATTATGGACGCGATTGATGTGCTGGAAGATGAACCGGCAATCGTCCCGGACGTCCAGCGCTGGCGAGACCCCGACAAAGATCCGCCGAAGGTCGAAGAAGAAGTGCTGATTCTGTTTGAAACCGCCTGCGGTGGATATGGGATTACGACGGCTCACTACGAAGATGGAACGCTCTTATCCCAAGATAGCATTTTTTACTGGGATGAACTTGCAGCATGGGGCGAGCTGGATGAAGAACATGATGATTACATCATCCCCAAAGGGTGGTGGGAATATCGCCACTTCAATCAGGACGAAGTCTACAACAACCGGGTAGATTATCCCGTGGTTGGGTGGATGCCTTTGCCGCCGAAGGAGGTCAAAAAATGAGCACCGGATTAGTACATAGCCTTCTGGACGCACAGCCGTCCACCCCGGCGGGGGAGCCGCCGCTGAAAGTGGTCATGATCGACCGCAAAAACATCATCGTCAACCCGGACAACCACAAAATCTACGTCATCGGGGATGTTTCCCGGCTGAAAGAGGACATCAAGACCAATGGCGTCCGGCAGTCGTTGGAAGTGGTCGATCTGAAGGACGGCAATTACAAGCTGATCGGCGGCGAGCGGCGGCTGACCGCTTGCGAGGAGCTGGCCAGAGAGGGCGATACCCGCTTCAACGCGCTGCCCTGCGTCATCCTCAAGCTCAAAAATGACGATGACGACAAGATCGCGCTCATCACGGCCAACGCCACCGCCCGCGAGCTGACCGACGGCGAACGTCTGGCGCAGTATGAGGCCCTCAAGGAGATTCTGACGCGCCGCAAGAAAAACGGCCAGCTCGAAGGCAAGGTGCGGGACGAGCTGTGCAGAATCCTCGGCCTGAGCGCGGGGGCGGCGGCCCGGCTGAATGCCATTGTGGAAAACTGCGACCAATATACGCGAGAAAAGCTTAGCGAAGGTATAGTCGGGTTGACGTACGCATACGGAGAAGCGCACCGCGAAATCCAAAACAGAAGAATTCGAGAAGAAGAAAAACGCCAAATCAAAGAACGAGAAAAAGAGCAGCATAAAATCCAAAACGCGCCCCAAAAAGTATACGAAAAGCCTGTTGTTTTTGATTGCCCACCCAAAGCGGTGGAAACGGTACCGCAGAACTCCGATTATGACGAGTGGAACCTTCCATCGGAGTGCCGGGTAGCCGTGGAAAAGGCACACCGGGAAGCGGCCCAGAAGCAGGAAGAACAGCAGCGCGGAAAGAAGACACTGCATATGCTGACCGAAAAAACGATAAAAGAAACTGCGCCGTGGGAACTGGCGTGGGAAGATGTACAGTTTGGGCTTGAATATTACAAACAACCTCTTCCCGGCGGGGCAATGTTTTGGAAACGAATAGATCAAAACCGCCAACATGCCGGAATCATGAATTACGACGATTACGCAATCATTTTGCAGGACGGAAAATTTTTTACTTGCGGATGGATTCCGAAAATCAGCGTGATAGCTGAACTTGTAAGATATTTTGTTTTGAAATAATGGGGTGGACGGACGATGAGAGTGCTTGTTGCTTGCGAAGAATCGCAGGAAGTTTGCAAGGCCTTTCGTGCGAGAGGGCACGAAGCCTACTCATGCGACATTCAGGACCCGTCCGGCGGGCATCCTGAGTGGCATATTCTCGGAGATGCGCTCAAGGCTCTGGATGGTGGGCAAGTCGTGACGATGGACGGCATAACGCATGATGTAGGCAAGTGGGATTTGCTCATTGCGCACCCGCCCTGCACATATTTGACGAATGCAGGAGCAAGACACATTTGGAAAGGCGGCCAGCTACAGCCAGATAGAGTACAAATGGGTATTCTGGCAAGAGATTTGTTTATGCGGTTCTGGTATGCGAATGTTCCAAGGGTTATCATTGAAAATCCAGTTCCTTCAAAGATTTTCTGCCTACCTGAGTATTCACAAATCATTCAACCGTTTCAGTTTGGGCATCCTGTGACTAAAAAAACATGCCTGTGGGAAAGAGGGGTGCCACCCTTGAAGCCGACAAACATCGTGGAGCCTGTTAAGGGAAGAAAGATGGTTTTGAAGGATGGAACCGTTCGCTACTCTTGCTGGGAAATGGATTGCAGCGGGAGCAAGGAGGAACGGGCAAAGGCCAGAAGCAAGACATTTCCGGGCATTGCAAAAGCAATGGCTGAACAATGGGGGTAAACAGATGAAACCAAAAACCAAATCTGAATTGATGGCCGAGTGGGCCAGCCAGCCCGGACAGCTCAAGAAAGAGCGGGAAGTCAAGGCCATCCGCAAGGCGATGGACGATGCCCGCGCCGTGATGCAGGACGGTCTGACCCGGTACGTCAAGAAAAAGACCAAAGCCCGCAGCATGGCAAAGGCTGAAGCTGACCCATTTGCTGAGCTGGAAGGCTGGGAGAGCATGGAGCAGATCCAAGATGCCTACGGCTATGGCGAGATCACTGCCGACAGGCGGGACAAACTTACTGACCTGTGGGAAGACCGGGAAGCTGCCAGAAACAGCCGCAAGGGCGCGGACAAGTACCATGACCTTGTGACGGAAATGCTGGAAACGGCCATCCGCCGGGTGGGCAATGAGTACGCAGATATGCTGTTTGAGTATGACCAGCAGCGCAGAGAAGCTGAAAAGCAGTGCGAGCAGCTGGCAATGGAAGGGATGATGAAAAAATGAAACCTGAAAAGAGAATAATCTGCTTTATCGTGTCAGCAGCATTGCTGATTGTGACGCTGTTGTTTACATCCTGCGGCGCGGCCACTGCCGAGGCAGAAGTTGAAAAAAAGCCATGCTACCACGTCACGGTCTACTCCCCGGCAATCGAACAAGTGGGCTATGCCAGCAGAAGGAAACCGAAGTACACCATTACCGTGGAGGACTTCGGCGAGCTGCTGCCTGACCCGAAGCTATCTGCTGAGCGAGAGTACCAGCTGCTCCGCATCCCTCTGGAAGATGGACATTTTGAGCTGGTGTCCACCTCTCTGGTGGAGATCGAATATTACTGAGGCCGGGCGAATGCAAAAGAAACCGTATTATGGCCCTGCATCATCTGACAGCGAGCTTGCCGAGCTTTGCAAGGCTGCCATAGAGAGCTGCTGTGCAGAAAGAACCAGCTTCCGAGATGCCGAGGCATATATAGGCTGGTATCTCCAGCAGCACCTTTTATGCTATGAGGCCGTCCATGTTGATACGATGAACCCGTGGCTTGTCAGCATTGAGATTGATTTCGGGATCCGTCGGTTCAAATACTCTAACAAAGCTGTTTGCGTGGCACATCTCCGAACTGAAGATTTATGACCAGCCGCGCGAGCTGCGTGGATTCACAGGCTTGCAAAGTACGCGGTTTGGTATGCGGTCTGTGAAAATCACTTGCCCGCCCCAAAGCTGGCGCTATGTGGAGGATAACGAATGAAAATTATTCTTTACGGCGACCCCCGCACCAAGAAGAATTCCGCCCGCATCCTGCGCAGCGGCTCAGGGCAGTCATTCGTGGCGCCCAGCGCCGCGTTTGAAGCGTATCAGGAAAGCTGCTTGTGGCAAATCAGAACGCCGCACAGCCCCATCTCTGCCCGCGTGAATGTGCGGTGCGTGTACTACATGAAGACAGCCCGCCGGGTCGATCTGGCGAACCTCATCGAGGCGACCACGGACATTCTGGTGAAAGCCAATGTGCTGGAGGACGACAATAGCAAGATTGTTGCCGCCCACGATGGAAGCCGGGTGGAGCTTGATCGGAGGAACCCAAGGGTTGAAATTGAGATTGAAGAAATGGAGAAAGAAAAATGAACCAAATTTTTCTTGTCATCGGCGCAACGCTTTGCTACGTCGGCGGATTCGGCATCATGATTTGTCTTTTGGGCGTCCTAACCGAACTGTGTATCGAAATCTGGGACAGTAATTTTAGACAGATTTGTGTTCGATTCCAAATCGCGCCGGGCGACGTTTCATACTTTGCCCAGAATAAAAAAGACATTGAAGCAGCATTTGAGAAGCAACGCATTCGGTGGCCGAAAACGGACGACGTGCCGCATGGATGCTGGGAGTGCCCGGAATGCGGAAAGATCAACCTGTACATGAATGAAGACAAGAACATTGCATACTGCTGCTCTTGTGGGCAAGCTGTTGATATGGATTACTACAGGAGGCATGCCAATGATTCGCAAATGGATACCTGACACCGACATAACGAAGCCGGACAGCGGCGCGGATTACCGCACCGTCAAAGCGTGGTTTCAGCAGTGCAGAGATCTGGCGGAGCAGGTCGAGGCCCAGAAGCAGAAGATCCAGCGCATCCGGGATACTGCCGAAAAGTGCACCCAGAGCATGAGCGGGATGCCGATGGGCGGTGGAGCTGGTGACAAAGTAGGCTTTGCCGTGGAGAGAATCGACACAGAAGAGCGGAACCTCAAGCAAATGGAGCTTAATCTCTGTGAACTGCGCATAGAAGCTGCCCGGCGGGCCTACTGCCTGAGCGGGTCTGCTCGGTCTGAAAAACAAGCAAAGTGCATCTGCGGCTGGTATATCGACCTGAAGCCCCAAAAGAAGATCGCGGTGGACGTGGGCTTGTCCAGAGACAATTCGGTCTCCACCTACATCCACGATGGGTTTGATGCTTTGGCAGAAATCTGGGAGGATGTACAAAACGACCATTGAAAGCGCTTTGATTTCTACGCTTTATTTGAATCGTTGTGAAACACATGCGAATCGAAGTATGGTAAAATAATTACAAGCGGAACCGCGCAAAGCGGTGCGCCGCTCCTCAGCAGCTTCCAAAGTGCGGCCCCGTACGGATTCTCCTTTTGTTCATGCCGCTTAACGATTTTTCGCTTTGACACCGTGCTTTGCGGGCTGCTTCTATGCGAGGTATGGGAAGCTCTGTACTGAATCCGGCAGGTACAGGGAACGGTTCGACTCCGTGATCTCGCACCGAACGCCGCAAAGTCTGTAACGCGGCATGTCTGACGCATGGAGTAATTCACCACCGGTGTGCGGGTGGGTGTGGGATTCCTGAAATCTTGCCCACGCCCTGAAACCTCCGCCCGTGAACAGCAGCACCGGAAATCTGAGCGGGCCAGCATGCCCCGCAGGATGTGCGTCAACTCAAGCAGCCCCGGCGGCGAACCGTGGGCTGCTTTTATTTGCTATATGGCCGCCTGAGCGCAATGTGGAGCGCGTTCGTGGGAGTAGCCACGGAAGGTTCGATTCCAAGGGCGGCGTTTTATACTCCAGTAGCTCAGTTGGAAGAGCGCCGGTCTCCAAAACCGGATGCCGCAGGTTCGAGCCCTGCCGGGAGTGCCAGACTTTGCATGACCGTGGGGCGGCATGCAGAGAGCAGCGGGGCATCTGGCCGCGAAAGTTCCAGATGCAGCGGCAACGTCTTACTGTCCGACAAACACAGATAATGGCGTTGCTGCTTATTTTTTACATTCTGACCGTTCGGATTTCTGGGCGGTTTTTATTTTACACGGAAGGAGAATAACATGATTCAGAAAGAGCTGCTGAAATTACCGGTCGAAGATCTTGTTCCGTATGAGAACAACCCGCGCGTGATCTCCCCGGAAGCCGTGAACGCCTGCGCGGAAAGTATGCGACAGTGCAGCGCACTTGACCCCATCGAGGTGGACGAAAACAATGTCATCCTCAGTGGTCACACCCGCCGCCTCGCTCTGATGCAGCTCCATGTGGACATGGCCGACGTGGTACGTTACACCGGCCTGACCGAAGAACAGAAACAGAAATACCGCATCCTCGCAAACAAGACCGGTGAAATGTCCGGGTGGGATTTTGGAAAACTCGAACAAGAACTGGCAGAAGTGGACTTTGGAGACTTTGACTTTGATTTTGACCTTCCTGCTGGTGACAACAAAGAAACGCAGACTGCTGAGGATGAGGCCCCCGAAGTTGACGAAGACGCACCTCCGAAGGCAAAGTTGGGGGATATCTGGAAGTGTGGCAGACATCGCGTTATGTGTGGAGATAGCACAGACGAGGAGTCCGTGAAATCTTTAATGGGAGAAACACAAGCGGACATGCTGCTTACAGACCCCCCCTACAACGTGAACTACGGAGCCGCGAGGGACGTAAGCGAAGCAGTAAAAAGGCACAGGAGAACGGATGGACTGCTCATACAAAATGATAACATGGGCGATGATGAATTCAGAAAGTTTTTGACAAGCGCTTTCAAAAGCGCCGATGCTGTAATGAGGCCGGGCGCTGTTTTCTATATTTGGCACGCAGATGGAGAAGGGTATAACTTCCGGGGGGCGTGCAAAGACGTTGGCTGGACTGTAAGACAGTGCTTAATTTGGAACAAAAACACGTTGTGCATGGGACGACAGGATTACCAGTGGAAACATGAACCGTGCCTGTATGGATGGAAAGACGGCGCATCGCATTTTTGGGCAAGCGACAGAAAACAGACAACTGTTCTTGATTTTGACAGACCGGTTAAGAGTGAGCTGCACCCAACGATGAAACCGGTTGCACTCTTTGACTATCAAATCAAAAACAACACAGAAAGAGGGAATATTGTCCTTGACCTGTTTGGTGGGAGCGGGACAACGTTGATCGCCTGCGAACAGAACGGAAGAACAGCTTATTTGATGGAGTATGATCCGAAGTACGTCGATGTCATTGTAAAGCGATGGGAAGACCTGACTGGAGAAAAGGCTGTTCTCGAAAAAGAGGTGAGCTAAGATTGGCCGCAAAGGTAAGTATGAGCAGTGGCTAGAGCCTGAAGGGCTGACGCTGCTTCGTGGGTGGGCTAGAGACGGCCTCAAAGACAAGCAGATTGCCGAAAATATAGGCTGCTCAGTATCGACCCTCTGCGAATGGAAAAACAAATTTCCGGAATTTTCGGAAGCGCTAAAAAGAGGCAAGGACGTCGCGGACTACATCGTGGAGAATGAGCTGTTCGAAAGCTGCAAGACCCGCACCGTGACCGTCAAGAAGCCTTTCAAGCTGAAAACCGTCAAGGTGGACGGCAAAAAGCGACTGGAAGAAGAGCGCATTGAATATGCGGAAGAGCAGGTCGTCGTCCCGGCCAATGTCACGGCCCAAATCTTCTACCTGAAGAACCGGCGGCCCGATAAGTGGAAAGACCGACCGGTGGAAAGCATCGCCGAAAACCAGAAGACCGATATGCAGACCGTTGAGGATGACCCCATCACCAAGAGCTTGAAGGAGGAGTTTAAGAAATGAGCTTCTCCCCGAAGCAAAAACAGATCCTGACCTTCCCGTATGAAAGAGACTACGATGCCCTGATCTGCGACGGTGCGGTTCGTTCTGGCAAGACCTCCATCATGTCCCTGTCCTTTGTGCTCTGGATGATGGCAGAATTCAACCATTGCTCTTTCGCCTTTTGCGGCAAGAGCGTGGGTGCGGTGGAACGCAACATCGTTCAGCCGCTTTTGTCTGTCCGGTACTTGCAGCAGCAGTTCCAGATCACCTACAACCGAAGCGGCCACGTTCTCACGGTGCAGCGCGGCGGCAAGGTGAACATGGTGTACCTGTTCGGCGGCAAGGACGAAAGTTCTTACATGCTCATTCAGGGCATCACGCTGGCCGGGGTGCTTCTGGACGAGGTAGCGCTCATGCCCCGCAGCTTTGTGGAACAGGCGCTGGCCCGATGCTCTGTCACCGGCGCTAAGTTCTGGTTCAACTGCAACCCGGAAAACCCCGAACACTGGTTTCGCAAGGAGTGGATCTTACAGGCCAAAAAACACCGTGCACTGCATCTGCACTTCTTGATGGACGATAACCCGTCACTGGATGAGCGCACACGGGAACGCTACCGCAGCATGTACAGCGGTGTGTTCTACGAACGCTACATTCTGGGCCGCTGGGTGATGGCCGAGGGCTTGATTTACGATATGATGGACACCACCGCCAACACCTACCGCCCGCAGGACGCGCCGGTGGGATTCAAGAGCCTTTCCACCCGTACCATTACATGCGACTACGGGACCACAAACCCAACCGTCTATCTCGATGTATACGATGACGGCGAGAAAGTCCGGGTGCATCGGGAATACCGGTGGGACAGCCGCGAGGAGCACAGGCAGAAAACAGATGAAGAGTATGCCGATGACTTCATGGAGTTTATGGGGAAAGACCCCTGCGCCGCCATCGTTGACCCGGCGGCAGCGTCCTTTATCACAGCTCTGCGCCAGCGCGGCGTTTATGTGATGGAAGGAAACAACGACGTACTGAACGGCATCCGCAAGTGCAGCACGCTCCTTTCCCACCGCGATCTGCTGATCTCCACCGACTGCGAGGGGTTGCTGGATGAACTCGGCACATACCGGTGGGATGATAAAGCCGCCCTCATGGGCGTGGAAAAGCCCATCAAACAGCAGGACCACGGCCCGGATGCCCTGCGCTACTATATCAACTCACTGCCTGATTGGAGGTTTGAACGTGTCCAGACGTAACAAAAGCCGCCCCGCCGGGGGCACAGAGAAACCGATGACGGCCACGCTGGACGCATTTTCCAACCCGCTGTTCTCGCTGGGGTACGGCTCCCAAAGCCCGCTGGAAGCAACGGAATACCCGCTGACCCGGATGACGGACAATTACGCCCTGCTGAACAGCCTGTACCGCAGCAACTGGGTGGTGCAGAACGTTGTGGGTTTGCTCGTTGACGATATGGTCCGGGAATGGTACGACCTCAAGAGCGCCACACCGGAGCAAGGAAAGGCGATTCAGGCCGTGGAGCGTTCCACCCGGCTCCGGGACCGTGTGAGCACCGGTCTGAAATGGGGCCGCCTGTATGGCGGTGCCGCCGGGCTTATCCTCATTGACGGGCAGGAAGACCTTTCCCGCCCGCTGGATGTAGAAGCCATTCTCCCCGGAAGTTTCCGGGGATTGTACATCCTCGACCGTTGGCAGGGAATCAGCCCGGATGCAGGTCTGACCTTTGAGGGCGGGGAGCTGGTACCGGAGTATTACAGCATCAACGATGCCGCCGGGCACACTGCCGCCCGTGTCCATCACTCCCGCCTTGTGAGATTCGTGGGCCGGGAGCTTCCCGATCTGGAACGGCAAGCGGAGCTTTACTGGGGCGAGTCCGAAGTGGAAGCGCTCTATAATGACGTGGTGGCTCACGACAACGTGAGCGCCAACATGGCTGCGCTGACCTTCCAAGCGAACATCAACACGATGGAGGTAAAGGGGCTGGAGCAGCTGCTTTCCATGTCCAGCCCGGACGTGCAGCGGCGTTTCTGGAACACCATGCAGGCCCAGAAGGTCCTGCGCTCCAATTTCGGAATGCAGCTGGTGGAGCAGGGCAACAAGATCAGCAATACCCAGTACACCTTCACGGGCCTGTCTGACGTGTACGAGAGTATGTGCCTGAACCTGTGCGGTGCGTCCCACTACCCCATGACTAAGCTGTTTGGCCGTTCCCCGGCGGGCATGAATGCCACCGGCGAAAGCGACCTGAAAAACTACTACGACTACGTGGACACCCTGCGGGAAAGCAAACTGCGGCCCATTCTGGACAAGCTGCTTCCTGTAGTGGCCCGCAGCGCAGGTATTGAGCAGCTCGACCTTGATGTAACGTTCCCGCCGCTGTGGACACCCACTGCCAGCGAGACGGCGACGATCGCCAAGGAAAAGACCGATGTCATCATTGCGGCGTTTCAGGCAGGGCTTCTGGATGCAGACGTGGCAATGCGCGAGCTCAAGAAACTAGAGGACGAGACCGGCCTGTTCGGCTCCCTGACCGACGAACTGATTGCCGCAAAGCAGGGCCTGACCTATCAGGACGTGACCGCCCTGCGCGACCCGCTGGCGGGGCTGCTTGATGAAAAGACGCAGGAAGACACCGAGGAGGGCGAATAATACATGCCTACCCTTGCACGTGCATCCCCTGAGCGGGAGCTGCAACGCCTGATCCGGCTTTATCTCAAGGCTGAGACCGATATCATCAACGAGATCGGCCGCCTGCGCAGCCTTGGGCTTGTGGACTATCACGCCGTGGCCGCGCTGGAACGGGTTCAGGAGATTCTCCGAAAGCTGGAAACGGATGAATGGGAATATGTGCCCCGCATGGTCGAGGCGCAGTTTTACGTCCATCACCCGGAGGCCCGGACGATTCCCGGCGAGACCGTGAAAAAGCACCTGCGCGGCTACACCAACGCCCAGAGCCTTACCAGCACCCAGACGGATATCGTGCAGAAGCTCACGATGAACCTCATGGGTCAGCTGGTGGACGGGAACATGACGGTGCTTTCCGCTCTGCAAAGCGCCCTTTTGGGCCGGACTGAGCCGGACGTTTACCGGCGTATCGGTCTGGAGCAGGTGGCGGCACAGCAAGCTGTGGGAAGGGGCGTGAACCAGAGCGTTCCCACCTTTGTGGATGCTCTGCGCCGGGATGGCGTGACGGCGTTCACAGACAAGGCGGGACGGAATTGGAGTCTGCACACCTATGCAACGATGGTCTCCCGCACCACGTCTCGACAGGCTGAAATCCTGTCTGTGGTGACGCAGGACGAGGGGCAGGACTTGTATCAGATCAGCTCCCACGGCACAACCTGTGCCCTCTGCGCTCCGTATGAGGGCCGGGTATACAGCAAGAGCGGTAAAGACCCGCACTTCCCTCCCCTTTCGGATGCGTTCGGCAAAGTAGACCCCGCCGGACCGGATGACCTGACGAACAGCTGGCTGAACATCCACCCGAACTGTCTGCACGCCCTTCGTCCATGGACACCCGCCGGGCGGACAGAGGAAGAGCTGGAACGGATCAGGCGCTTTTCTGACCCCACAACAAACCCCTACAGCCGAGACCCGCGCACCAAGGCACAGATCGAAGCCTACCGCAAAAAGGAGCAGGGACGCTCCAAGTGGCTGCGGGATTACCGCCAGTGGGAAAACTACCGCACGGCTCTGGGAGACAAGGTGCCCAAGACCTTTGAGACCTTCCAGCGGCACAAGCTGGCAGATGACGAAAAATATCACAAATGGATGAACGCATACAGAAGCGGAGGTGATGCCGATTGATCGCGTACTATGGAAGCAAACTGAGCCCTCACATGACGGAAACGCCGGAGGGCTTTTTGATTTGCCACGATGTCAAGATCGCCCGTACCGGCACGCAGAACTATCTGGCACGGGAGATCGGGCTGGACGGGATGCCGGAGCGTGTTCTTCAGGTGACACGAAGCGCCGAGGACGTGTTTGACCCGGCGGCAATTGCCAGTTTTGAGGGAAAAGATGTCACCAACACCCACCCCTCGGAGATGATCGTACAGGAAAATCAGTCCGCCTACTCCAAAGGCCACGCAGAGAATGTGCGCCGAGTGGGTGATTATCTGGTGGCTGACCTGTACCTGAAAGACCCCACACTGATCTCCGAGGTCAAGAACGGGGCCATGCGGGATGTGTCCTGCGGCTATTACTGCCAGTACGAGGCAGACGGTGCAGGATACCGGCAGACCCATATCAGAGGCAATCACATCGCCATCGTGCCCCGTGGGCGCGCTGGCCGTGATGTCGCAATAAAAGACAGTGCCGCCGAACTTCCGGCGGAGAAAGGCAAGGTAAAACACATGAGCAAGAGCAAGAATCTGCTGTCTCTGTTCGGTCTGGCGGCAAAGAACGCGGCCCCCGAAGAGCTTGACAGCATGGTGGAGAACGCTGCCGCAGCGCTGGACGCAGCACCCGCCGTTCCGGCGCAGGATGCAGACCCCGCTAAAAACGCAGCACCCGCTGACAACCAGAACACCGCGGTTCTGGACGCACTGAACAACCTTTCCGGCAAGCTGGATCAGCTGATCGATGCCAACACCAAGAAGGCAGAGGACAAAGAGCCGGAGAATCTGGACAAGGTGATCGCTGAAATGTCTGGCGAAAAGCCTGACAAGAAGGAAGAGGACGAGGACGAAAGCGGTTCCACCACCGTTTCCGCTGAGGACGAGTGCGCAAAACCTGCCGCCAATGACAGCGGTCTGGCCCTGCTGAAAGCCATGCGCCCCATCATCAACAGCGTTCAGGACAAGGCCACCCGTGATGCCCTGTCCAAGACCCTGATCGAGCAGGTCAAGGGCACCAACTCCGTGGATGCCATTGCAAAGGCTGCTCAGGACAGCGCCGCCGCTGCCGCTATCGCATCCGGTAAGAGCCGGTATGAGCAGTTGTGTCAGGCTTCCCAGACCGCTTACAACGACCGCAATCCCCACATGAAGAAGGAGGGCTAAATTATGTCCTTAAATACTCAGATTATCGGAAAGACCATGCCCCACGGCTTTGCTGGCACTTATGCCCGTCAGCCGGATATGATCGTCAACACCCGCCCCGTTGGCGGCACCGAAAGCATTTCTTTTGGCACTGCCCTGAAGTATGACAACGGCAAGGTCATCGTGATGGGCGGCACCGGCACTACTGCTGCACAGTTCGCGGGCATTGCGGGCAGCGAGGTCAAGAGCGCACTGGTCTATCCTGACCAGAACGGCGGCAAATACGCCCCCGGCGAGGCTTGCAGCGTGTTCCAGCGCGGCAGCATCAACGTGCTGTGCCAGCGCGGGACCCCGGCTCTGGGCGGTGACGTTTACGTCCGCATTGCCAAGACCGCTGACTATGCCACCGCACTGGTCGGCGGCTTTGAGGCGGAAGAAGACGCCAAGACCGCCGGAAACTCCGTCAAACTCACCAACTGCCAGTGGGGCGGCGCGGCTGATGCCAACGGCGTGGCCGAGCTGGTCATCCTTACCCGTGCAAACGCCTGATAGGAGGTCTTAGACTATGGCAAACTTCCAGAACGTCGGCACCACCAATGCCGGTACTTTCACCGTAAACAACGCCGGTGCTGCGCTGCCCGGCGGCACTCCCACCATGGACGCGGCTGCTATCCAGAGCGGCAATGCGTTCCTCACCAGCGAGCTGGAAAAGCGTGACCCGCTGATCCGAAAGCCCCTCACCAGCGTCACCTATCCCCGTGATATCCCCATCGAGGTAGGCGGCGGCTGGGTGGATTACGTCTCTGCCATGTCCGTGGCCTATGGCATGGCGGGCGGCTCCGGCGCTTCTGCCGTCAACGGCGGCGGTTCCAACGGCATCCCTGTGGTGCAGGCCAGCGTGAGCAAGGGCGCATTCAAGGCCCATGTCTTTGCCGCCGCTCTGCGCGTGATGTTCGTGGATATGCAGCGCGCAAACTTCATTGGCCGCAGCCTTGACCAGATGCTGCAGGACGGCATCCGGCTGGCCTACGACAAGCACATGGATCAGAACACCTACGTGGGCTTTGATGAGTATGCCACCACCGGCCTTGTCAACAATCCCGATGTCACCAAGACCACTGCCGCAGCTTCCGGCACCGGCTCCTCTGCTAAGTGGGCGGACAAGACCCCCAAGCAGATTTTGACGGACATCAACAATGCCATCACTGCCGTGTGGGCTGCCAACGAGTACGACGAGGCCGGTATTCCCAACCACATCCTGATCCCCTACGAACAGTACAGCTACATCACCACCACCATGGTGAGTGACCTTGGCACTGAGACCATCTACGACTTCCTGAAGAAGCACAACGTGGCCGCAAATCACGGCGTGGATCTGGAGATCGTTCCCACCCGCTGGGTCAAGGGTGCTGGTACTTCCGGCGGCGACCGCATGGTGGTGTACGTCAACAACCGCCGCTTTGTCAAGGCGGACGAGCTGGTGCCCCTGTCCCGCGTGATGAGCGCCCCCAACGTCACCAATGTCTGCTACGACACCGCCTATATGGCAAACGCATCCGAGGTACAGCTCATGTACCAGACCTCCATGCTGTACGTGGACGGCATCTGATCAGGAGGTGGCAGAAATGGCTTTCGTACTTTCCAAAGCAAACATCATCCTGCCCAGCGCAGACGGCTCTCAGACCTTCCCGCTCCACCGGGAGCAGATGGTCGAAGTGCCGGGATGGGCGGCAGAGACGGCCTATTTCAAGGCGCTGGTGGCCGACGGTGACATCGTGCCAACGAACCGCAGTGACAAGGCCGTACAGGATGCCGCAGACAAGCCCGTCCGCAAGAAAAAGACTGCGGACTGGGACAAACCCGCCGAACCGCAGGAAGACTGAGGAGGCTGCCTATGTGCTGGACGGCGAAGCCGCAGTTTCATGGCGTTCTTGCACAGGCCGCAAATCTGGGGCAGAGCGTGGGCAATTACACCGCAGAGCAGTTCAAGGCGGAATACCCGCAGTTCTGTGACGCGGACGGAAATTGCCACCTGCCAGACGTGATGCTGGAAGAGATCGTGAAAATGGCAAACGTCAGCATTCAGCCTGATAAATGGCTGGATAGCTGGCATTATGCCGTGGGGCTTTACGTGGCCCACTACGTCACTTTGCAGCTGCGCACCTATGCGGAGAGCACCGCCACCCCGGCGCAGGCGGCAGCGTCCGGCGCTCTGGTGGGTGTGGTGAAGTCTGCCACGCTGGGCGACAGCTCCGTGACCTACGACACCAGCGCCCTGACCGCAGGAACAGAGGACTGGGGCGACCTGAACGCCACCACCTACGGTCAGATGCTGGCAAACCGTGCCCGCTTTATCGGTGCGGCCGGAACTTTTGTGATGTGAGGTGCTCCGATGAACTGGAATGATTGGTATACCGACTTGATGGAGATCAGGCGCACGGAAACAGTGAAGGACGGAAATCTGACCCGCAAGGAACGGAAGGTCGTCCGCTCCGGTGTTCCGTGCCGGGTGTACCGCAGTCAGGACAAGGCCCCAACGATGACCCAGACAGCAGCCAATGTCCAGAAAACGGACAAGCTGGCATGCGATATCAATGTGGATATCAAGCCCGGTGATGAGCTAGTGATCCACAGAGGGGCGCGGCTGGGATATGCTCTGCAGGAGACCCGGTATTTTGCCGGGGATCCTGACCTGTACTATGAGCCGTTTGGGGCAGTGCTGCCCGGTCTGGCCCACCAAGAGATCACGCTTCTCAGTCAGGAGCGTGTGAAATGAACCTGCAGGAGTACATCAAGAAGCTGGAGGCGGCGCAGGCCGCTTTGCCCGAAATGCTCGCAGACGTTGCCCGCAATGCCACCCTCCGGTCCGTGGAAGCGGCGCAGGATAAGACCCCGCCCACAACGGACAGCCTGAGCGGCGCCAATACCCGCACCGGAGAGCTGAAGCAACACTGGGCGGCTGACAGTCGAACAGAACCCGAAAGGCAGGGCGGAGAGATCGTCACTGAGCTGAACAACAACAAGGAATACGCCTCTTACGTCAACGATGGGCACCGGATGGACAAGCACTTTGTTCCGGGTCTGTACGCAAACCCCTATACCGGAATGCTGGAATACGACCCGGCCCGCCGGGGCGAGGTGGGCATGATGGTGGGCACGAAAACGACCTACGTTGAGGGGCTGCACATGTCCGATGCGGGCATTGAAGCCTATAAGCACACCGTGAAGATAGAGACAGAAAAAGCCGTGAACAAGCTGGGGGAAATGCTGAAATGAACTTTACCATTACAACGCTGGCCCGGTCTCTGGCGGAGTATCTGGCTCCCTTCCTGCCCGGTGTGCAGATGTTGGAAGACCCTGCACAGCAAGGCGTAGAGCCGCCCTGCATGTTTATCCAGCAGCGGGGCAGCGATATCAAGCCTTACCCCGGCGGGCGCTGGCTGCGCACCATCCGGCTCGACCTGACCTATCTGCTGGACTATAACCTCACAGACCTGCGCCAGCAGTACAACAAAGCCGCTGAGACGCTCGATTTCTGTATGGAAGCATTTCCTTATTCCGATGGAACAGAGGCGGAAAAGCTCCTGCACACCTACGATCGCAGCGCGGATATCGACGATGACGGCCTGCATTACAAGTTTGAGCTGCGTGTCTTTGTGGAAAAGCCTGTGGACGCAGTGAAGATGCAGACCCAGACCATAAACCAGAAGGTGAACCAATGAAACAGGATAATACCCAATACAGCCGGGAAGTGCTGCTGAAAGACCCGCGTTTTGCGGGGTATCAGCCGGATTTTCTGGCTGTTGTTTTACACAAACCGTTTTACACCCTCGCAGAGGCTGAGGCCGCTGTGAAAGAATTTTGGAAGGAGTGACGCCCTATGGCAGCAGGCGGAACATGGACTGTACAGAACAAAGTGCGGCCCGGCATTTACTTCAAATTTCGCTCCAAGAACAAGCAGAATCTGACCGTCGGCGACCGCGGCAAGGTCACGATCTGCGAACCTATGAGCTGGGGACCCGTTGGCAAGGTGATGGAGATCGCCGCCGGGGAAGACCTGACTCCCTATACCGGTTACGACATCACAGACGCACACAATCGCTTTGCGTCCATGATCTTCAGCGGCTCCAACCGCACCGCAGCACCCACCAAGCTGCTGCTTTACCGCCCGGCCGCTGCGGACAGCGCAAAGGCCACCGGCACGATCGCCCCGCTGACGGCTACCGCGAAATTCCACGGCTCCAGAGGCAACGACATCGTTGTGATCGTCACTGCACTGACGGAACCTGAAGGCAGTTTTCAGGTTTCCACGGTCGTTGACGGTGTGGTGAAGGATCAGCAGACTGGCAAGACCGTTGCAGACCTGACCGGCAATGACTGGGTGGATTTCAGTGGCACGGGCGCTCTGGCTGCAAATGTCGGCACCCAGCTTTCCGGCGGCAAGGACGGCGAGGTGAACTCTGCCGCATACAGCACCTACCTGACGAACATCGAGCCCTACAACTTCGATTCCATGCTGTACGACGGCGAGGATGCCACCGTAAAGAACGCGATGGAGACCTTTATCAAGCGCGTGAACACCGAATTGGGCCGCTTCTCTCAGCTGGTGGAAGCCAATGCCACCAACCCTGACTCCCGCTTTATCGTCAACGTGTGCAGCGGTCTGGTGATGAACGATGGAACCACCCTGACCCCGAAGGAAGCCGTCTGGTGGGTCGGCGGTGCGCTTTCCGGCGCGACCTACGGCAACGACCTGACGAATGCCGCCGTTCCCAACGCGGTGGACATCTCTCCCAAGATGACCCACAACCAGTATGTGAATGCCATCAATTCGGGAAAGTTCGTGTTCAACGCCGATGACGGCACCGTCCGGGTGGAGTATGACATCAACTCGCTGGTCACCTATACCGTCGAGATCGGAGAGGTGTACCGCTACAACCGCACCATGCGGCTGTGCAACACCATTGCCAACGACCTGTACAAGCAGTTCGCCAAGAGCTATGTGGGCATTGTGGACAACACCAAGGCCGGGCGCCGAGACTACAAGAGCGCCATCGTCAAATATCTGGATGATCTCCAGTCGGACAACGGCATCCAGAACTTTGACAGCGAGACCGACGTTGTTGTTGAAAAGGGCGAGGCGAAAGACGCGGTGCTGGTCTATCTGGCCATCGAGGCTGTTGGCAGCAGCAACAAGATCTATATCATTCTGGATATGGCGTAAGGAGGGAAAAAGATGAGTTATTTAATGGCTCAAGACACCTTGAACGGTGCGGAGGGCAAGATCACCATCACCCGGAACGGCCGCATTCTGGAAGCCGCAGGTATGCGGAACATCAAGGCCATCGCGGGCATTCAGACTTCGGACATGAAGACAATCGGCACCCGAAAGGTTCAGAAAAAGGCAAACGGTGTCACTCAGACCGGCACCGGAAACGTCTATTTCGGCTCCAACGGCTCCAACCTGTTCACCGATATGGTCCTGAACTACATCGAGAACGGCGTGCAGGACATGTTTGACATCACCATCACCAACGAGGATCCCACGTCCAGCGTGGGCGCGCAGGTAATGGGCTACTATGGCTGCGTACTGACTGGCGATATCCCGCTGTCCATTCTGGACGACGAGGAAGCCATGCTGAACTACGATTTCAATTTCAGCTATACCAGCGTCAAGCCGCTGGAACGATTCAACGACCCCACCAACCTTGGCAGCAACTGATTTTAGGAGGTATTTTTTATGAGCGCACTTTCTGCATTTCTGCATCCCGCTGTGACCCGCGAGGAAAAAGAGGTCATCATCTCCAAGCGCTTTCTGGGTGAGGACGGCAAACCTGTCCCCTTTAAGATCCGCTCCCTGACTCAGGAGGAGAATGCTGCCATCATCAAGGCAGCCACCCGGCAGAAAAAGGTGGACGGCCAGTGGCAGGATTCCATTGATGCCAACGAGCTGAGCGCCCGCACCGTCGTGGAAGCTACGATTTTTCCGGATTTCCGCAGCGCGGAGCTGTGTGAGAAATACGGCACCAAAGACCCGGTTCAGGTTCCCGGCAAGATGCTTCTGGCCGGTGAGTTTGCCCGCCTGATCGATGCCGTGAGCAAGCTCTCCGGCTTTGACAAGAGTCTGGACGAAGAGGCAAAAAACTGATTTCCGGGGGCAGTTGGGATATCGACGTGCTGGTGGCATACTACTGCTTCGATAACCTCAGCTGGCCTCCGGGCAAGTACGATGCCCTGCCGGCGCGGGAAAAGGCGCTGGTGAGGGCATTTGCTTTGCGCTCCATGGAAAAGCGCAGAGAAGAGACCCAGCGGATGAAGGAGGCGGGACGAAATGGCTAAAATTCAGGAAACGCTTGTCCTTCGGGACCAGTTTTCATCCCCCTTTGGTGCATACATTCTGGCCGCACAGTCAGCCGCCAGAGCTACCACAAAAGCCCAGACCGAGGCCCGGAACTATCAGTCTGTTCTGAACGGCGTTTCCCGGCAGATGATCTCCGCAAATGCGAAGATTGAAGCGAATGCGGCCCAACAGAAAGAAATGTCTGCCGCTGGGCAGCAGAACACGAAAGCGTTCAAAAAGCTGGATGCCCAGACCGAGAAACTGCGAGCAACTATTCGAGGGCTGGAAACGCAGCAGCAGTCCCTGACCCAGTCCATGAAAGAAGCTGAAAACGCCGCCATTGAGGCAGCGGAAAAAAAGGATAGATTAACGGCAGCTATAAAGCGGATGCAGGAGCAGGAAAACGCAGCTAAGAATGAAGCGGCAGAAGCGGCAGCAGCTACAAAGCGGCTGCAGGAGCAGGAAAATATGGCGCAAAGCGCCACCAACTCCCTGACATCTTCGGTTCTCCGGCTGGCCGCGTCCTATGTCAGCATTCAGGGCCTGAAAAAGGCCGTTGACCTGTCTGACAGTTTGGTCTCCATGCGTGCCCGGCTCGATCGAATGAACGACGGCTTGCAGACCACGCAGGAGCTGGAAACGATGATCTACCAGTCGGCTCAGCGTTCCAGAGGCAGCTTCACCGATACGATGGGGCTGGTCTCCCAGCTTGGCACAATGGCCGGTGATGCGTTCAGCAGTTCCAAAGAGATCGTGCAGTTCGCAGAGCAGCTGAACAAGCAGCTTGCCCTTTCCGGCGCGTCCGGTTCGTCTGCGCAAGCCGCGATCCTCCAGTTGGAACAGGGGCTTGCATCTGGCGTTCTGCGCGGCGATGAGCTGAACAGCGTGATGGAGCAAGCTCCTGCCCTCGCAAAGTCCATTGCAGACTATATGCAAGTCAGCGTGGGCGAGCTTCGCGAGATGGGCTCTCAGGGACAGATCACTGCCGACATTGTGAAAAACGCACTGTTTGCGGCGGCCAAGGACACGAACGCGGAGTTTGAAAAGACCCCAATGACATGGGCACAGGTCTGGACGGTGGCAAGCAATACCGCCGTCCGGGCGCTTGACCCGCTGCTCGCCGCTATCAACTGGGTGGCGAACAACATCCAGACCATCGGCCCCATCGTGGTCAGTCTGGGCGCGGCGTTCGGCGTGCTCCTGATCGCCGCCAACTGGACAAACATCCTTGCAACTGCCACAAAAACAGCCGCATCCATGCAGGCGTTCTATAACGCCGTTATGGCGGCAAATCCCATCGCCCTGACCGCTGCGGCAGTTCTGGTGCTGGTGGCTGCTCTGTATGGCGGCGTGGCAGCATTCAACAAGCTGACCGGTTCCAGCATTTCGGCCACGGGCATCATCACCGGATCCTTTACAACGATGGGAGCATTCATCCTCAACGGTACATTGGTTCCGCTGCACAATGGCTTTGCTGCCTTTGTGAACTTTCTGGGCAATGCGTTCAATGACCCAATCACAGCAATTGATGTTCTCTTTTATGATATGTCCATTACCATCCTGAAGTACGTCCAGAACGTAGCGCAGGGTTTGGAAGGCCTTATCAACATGATTCCGGGCGTGGAAGTGAACATGACATCCGGAATCGATAAGCTCATCGGAAAGCTGGAATATGGCCGGAACTGGACCATCAAACAGAACGGATACAAAGAGTATATCAAGCCGTGGGAGAACTTCGACCTCGGAAAGGCATACAATGCTGGTCACGACTGGGGCGCAAACCTTAACCTGTCCACCGTAATGGGCGGCGGCTCCGGCTCGCTGGAAATTCCGCAGGCGGCAGACGTGAAAGACCTGCTGGGCAACATCGACAAGAACACCGGCAAGATCGCAAAAACCGTTGACCTGTCCGATGAGCAGATCAAGATGCTGGTGGATGTGGCAGAGCGCAAGTACGTCAATAACGTCAACCTGACAAGCCAGACCCCCATGATCACCGTGCAGGGGCAGAACACCGGCAACACCGAAAAGGATGCCCGAAATCTGGCAGACAACCTGCGGGACCTTCTGTTGGATATGATGAACGCAGGAAGCACCGTCACCGTGCAGTAAGGAGAAAGAGATGTCCCTGTACAAACTTTATTTTTTCAGCGGCGAAACGGTGATTGCTCTGCCCATCAACCCGGAAAAGCTGCCAGAGACCTTATCTGCCGACAACGGAACTTATAACGTGTTGGGCCTTGGCCCTATCATGCAGCCCCGCACGCCGAACCTGCGCAACGTGTCCATTTCGGGCCTACTGCCCGGTCGGCGGCTGCCGGGCCAGACCGGCATTCATCTGCCCCCGGCGGTGTATATGGCGTTCTTCACTACCGCCATGAAGAAAAAGTCCCCCATCGTCTACACGCCCGTCCGGTTCTATGAGAACGGCGTACCGTTTCTGGGGCCGAGTCTGGGCTTTCGGTGCCTCGTTACCAGCTTCAAGGCAGAGGAGCGCGGCGCGGAGACGGGAGATTTCTATTTTGACCTGAGCCTGACCGAGTACAAGGATTACTCCCCGCAGAGGGCTGTTGTGCAGGGCGCTGGCCAGACCGGAACCTTTTCCCCAGCCAGCATCACCACTGACGTGGCCAGCGTGGCCGCACGGGCCGTTTCAGCAGTCACGGCGGTAAACACTGCGGTGGATGCCGCAGGTGCTGTAAAGCTCTCCCTGACCCCCACCAGAAGCACCCCCTCAGACAAGCTTGTTGTGGGGGCCAGACGGAAAGCCACCGGGAAAGTCTACGGCACCGGCAGCGGGGAGGAAGTTATGACCAGCATCCATGGCCAGATCGTTGTGGTGCGGCGCATCATCGACCGCGCTCGGCCCTGCCCCGTCTGCGTGGCAGACACCGGCGGCACTGTGCTGGGCTGGATGCCGGAGAACAGCCTACAGGAGGTGGAAGGATGACCTATGAGCTTTTGGCCGCTCAGAAAGCCACCGGAAACACCCTGAACCTGACCAACAGCACCACGCAGGTGGTCTGGTCTACCCAGCGCACCGGTCAGCCGGGCAAACTGACCTTTACCTATCTTCGCACCCCGGAATCCAAGCTGGAAGAGGGAGACGTGATCCGCTTTTCTGTGAATGGTCAGCTTCAGTTTTACGGCTGGGTGTTTACCCGCGGCTTTGACCGCTGGGGGCCGGTGGACGTGGTCTGCTATGACCGCATTCGGTATCTCAAGGCCAATGCCAGCTATTCGTTCTATGGCCAGAGCGCCGGGGACATCATCAAGCAGATTGCAGAGGACTTTGAGCTGGACGTGGGCGAGCTGGCCGACACCGGCTATAAGCTGCCCTCCCTTATCATGCAGGACAAAAGCTGCATCGACATCATCAATACCGCGGTGCAAAAGACCCTGCTCAACACCGGCAAGGTCTATGTGTTTTACGATTCCGGTGACGGACTGTCCCTCAAAGAGGCAAACGACCTGAAAACCGATATCGTCATCGGTGATTACAGCCTGATGACGAATTACACCTTCGATTCCTCCATCGACACCCAGACCTACAACAGCATCAAGCTGGCCCGGCCCAATCAGGAGACGGGAAAGGCGGATGTTTTCGTGATGAAGGATTCGGAACACATCGGGAAGTGGGGCCTTTTGCAGCTGTATCAGACCGTGGACGAGGCCGCCAACGACGCTCAGGTAAAGGAACAGGCGAAGGTGAGCTTGGAATATTATAACCGGGTATTGCAGCAGCTCAAGTTCTCTTCTCTTGGCGTTCCGGGTCTACGGGCCGGGGCGCTGATTCTGGTGAACCTGTCCGATCTGGACGGCGAACCGTTCAAACGGTATGTCATGCTGGAAAAGGCGGAACACACCTTTAAAAATGACGAACACACCATGGAACTGGAAGCAAAAGCACTGTAAGGAGGGAGAAGCGTGGATTTACTGGGAGTATTGCAGGAGATCAACCGGCAGACCAACGATGCCGGGCAGCCCACAGACCTGCAGATCGGAACAGTGACAAAGGCCCCGCCGGATGATGATGAGCTGGAGATCCAGATCAGTGAAGCAATGGCCCCGCTGAAACAGGCCGTGCTCTATCTGGCAGAGCCTGTCATTGAAAAGAAAATTCCCATCCTGCGCCACAGGCACGAGATCAAGATCTTGCAGCACATGCACGCAACGCCGGCTGGCCCCAGCTCGGACGCGTTCATGACTCCGCCCTACTTCACAGAGTGGTCGGCCCTGCCGGATGAATTTGATGCAAAAGTGCAGGCAGAAAATTTTGTGGGCTGGGAAAACGGCGCGGCGCTGCCTTTGAGCAAGGACAAAAAGTATATCATCCTAAACCCGGCCCTAAAAGCCGGGGACAAAGTGCTTCTCCTCCGTGTTCAGAGCGGCCAGAAGTTCATTGTTCTTTCCAGAGTATACGGAGGTGAATCGTAATGGCTACGCTTCCTACAGGCGCGTCCATCGACCTTTCCGGCGGCGTGGAGTACGTTTCTCAGCCGTCAAGAACATGGTTCATTGACCAGACATCTGGCCGCATCACCGGGGAATGCGATGGGTACGAGGCTGTAAAACAGGCCGTGAATGTGATCCTGTACGTGGAGCGCTACCGCTGGCAGATCTTCCGCTCTTACAGCGGCATGGAGTGGGAGGGGCTGCTGGGGCAGGATCCGGGCTATGTGGCGGCAGAATTGCAGCGCCGCCTAGAGGAGGCCCTGACCGTGGACGACCGGGTGACCGGCGTGAAGGACTTTTCTTACACGGTGCAGGGACAGGCCCTGACAGCATCCTTTACTGTCTCCACGATCTACGGCGAAATGCAAGCAAGCACGGAGGTGAACACCGCAGCATGATCGATTTTTCTACCGCACAGTACCGGGCGATTCTGGACTATATGCTGTCTCAGGTCCCGGACGACTACGACAAGCGGGACACAAGCCCCATCCCAACGGCTCTTTCTCCCGCCGCCTATGTCTTTGAGGGGTTCTTCCTTTCCCTGAACATGGTGCAGCGACAGGCGTTTTTTCAGACAGCCACTGGCAGTTCGCTGGATCTGCTGGCCCCCATCGCCAGCGTTACCCGCAAGCAGGCCACGGCGGCGGTGCGAAAAGGCGAGTTCAATATGGCGATCCCGCTGGGCAGCCGGTTCTCTACCATCAACGGCGCGGACAGCATCAATTTTATTGCGCTGTCCGCTCTGGGTTCCGGGCACACCTACCGCCTTCTGGCCGAAACGCCCGGCACCATCGGCAACGACTACACCGGCCCTATTTTACCCATCGACACCATTCAGGGCCTGACTTCTGCCCGAATCTCGGATATCCTGACACCCGGAGACGAGACCGAGACCGATGAGGAATTCCGCGTCCGCATCGAGGCGGCACTGAACAGCCGCTCCTTCGGCGGAAACGTGGCGCAGTATGTGGAAGAGATCGAGAAGCTGGACGGCGTGGGTGCTGTGCAGGTCTACCCGACATGGAGAGGCGGCGGCACGGTGCTCTGCTCCGTTCTGGGTGCGGACTGGCTACCTGCATCCACCGACCTTGTGCAGACCATTCAGAACGCCATCGACCCGGCGCCGAACTCCGGGCAGGGGCTCGGTCTTGCGCCCATCGGTGCAAAGGTAACGATCACGGCCCCGGAGAAGCTGGAAGTTTCGGTCACCGCATCGGTGACGCTCCTGCCTAGCTACTCGCTGGATACAGTTCGCACCGCGGTACGGGAGGCGCTGGAGGCATATCTGCTCAATGTTCGGAAAAGCTGGGCGACCAATATCAGCAAGACCGGCATTGAATACAGCGCCAACGTCTACACGGCCCGCGTATCTGCGGCCATCATCACGGCAGAGGGCGTGGTAAACGTGACAAACGTCCAGCTGAACGGAACAGCGGACGATTTGATTCTGACAGAAACCGGCGCACAGCAGCAGGTTCCTGTGGCTGGGACGGTGACGCTGCATGAAGCTTGATCTCTCGCATGACCTGCTGCCGCTTTTGCCCCCGGTTTATCGAAACGTGCAGGATTACCAGCAGATCTGCGATGCCGAAAAGGCAGAATTTGACCTGCTGGCCAACTCTGTGGAAGGGATTCAGAATAACTTCTTTTTTCAGACCATGGACGAGGATTCCGTTGCACAGTGGGAAAAGGTGTTTCACATCGTGGCTGTCCCGGAAAAGGAATCTCTGGAGTTCCGCAGACAGCGTGTAATGACCCGCATTGCGACCCGCCCGCCCTACACACTGGGGTTTCTGTATCAGAAGCTGGATGAGCTGATTGGAGCGGGTGGATGGACGTGCTCCATCACATACCCGCTCTACGAGCTGAGGCTTGCGACGAGCGCAGAGAACCAGTCGTACTACGACGAGGTGACGCACCTGATCAACCAGATCAAGCCCGCTCACATCGTCTTTATCAGTATGCCGTACCTCAAGACCGGGATCTTGATCACAGAGCAGGTCGATGTGCAGAAATACGATTATCAGTATCGTCTAGGCGGCTGGTCCCTTGGGAAAAAGCCGTTTGCCGAGTTCGGAGGATGGACGACCGCAAAGGCTGCTACATCGCCGACACTGACGCGGACGCTTCTTCTGGACGTGGCACACAAGGCGGCAGAGCTTGCCACGACGGCACGGCTCAACCGCGCAGCGACCGTGAAACCGCTGAAAAGCGGCATTGCATCTGCGACACTGCAGGTGGGTTCTGAAACGTTGATAATCTCAGGTGATAATCTGAAGCTGGAAGCGTCCATTGAACCGGAGGCAGGTAATTCGACCGTCAACCACTATGAGCTCCTGAACGATGCGGGAGAAACGCTGTACGCATCGGACTGCTATTTCGGCATTACCGAAAAAACGGACGTGGACGTAAATCTCTCTATTCTGGAGGGCGCGGACACCGTGCTGGCAAACGGAAGCCGGTATCACTATCTTCTTGGAAGCTGGCTTTTGGGCAAGGATGCTTTCGCGTCACCGGGACAAAATTATTTTGTCCCGGTGACAGCCGCCGCGCCCGCTTCCGCATCTGTGACCCCGCTGTTCCTGACAAGCCTAGCCTCGTACATGGCGGATCACATCAACATGGTGCAGCTGAACGGCGATTATACCGTTCCGAACCTCGCAAAGAGCCTTTCCGGTGCGGCAGTCACGCTGCAGTATGAGCTTCTGCCATCGGAAAAGATCACAAAAGTCTCTGCCATCTCCGCACAAGATGCGTTCGGAGCCGCCCTCACACAGGACGATGTTAGCATCGAAACCACGTCCAGAACAAAGTTCAAACACACCATTATCTTCAAGGAGGGAACATTGCTTTATGGCGGATGATATCCTGAAAAACATTCCTCTTCCCGCTGATCTCCCGGAAAATTGGACATCCCAACAGACCGTCGCCCCGACCGGCGCAGAAGTTGGTCTGGACGAACAGCACGGGTACAATTACCTGATGAGGCAGGTCAACAACGCGCAGAAGGCATTGAAAGCTCTCGCCGCCCAGCGAGAAGAAGACCTCGCCAGAATCAAATTCTGGGTCAGCAACGACCCCACATCCCCGGCAAGCTTTATCGGGGGCACGTGGGAGCGCATTGAGGACAGATATATCATGGGTGCAAGCGATACCTACCCGGCAGGAAGTACGGGAGGCGAAGCAACACATACGCTGACCGTGGACGAGATGCCGCAGCATATCCATTCCCTCGGATATATGTATAAATATTCTGACGATAACACCGGCCGCCCGCAGCTTGTCGATAACGGTACTGTCTTTGTTCAGTATGAGGAGACGTTCTCCGAGAACGCCGGCGGCAACCAGCCCCACAACAACATGCCGCCGTACTTTGCCGTATACATCTGGAAACGTGTTGCATGAGAGGAGGATACTATGCAGATCATTGACAAGACGGGTGCTGTAATCGACAGCCCCGACCTGACGAAAGGCTACCTCAAACCTGAAACTCAGACTGTCCACCACGATGCTGTGGCGGGCGTGGAAGAGGTCAGCCATTACGAGACCATTGCCGAGTACCCCAACGGCGGCAAGGATGTCCGCAAGGTGGTGGATGTGCCCGGTGTGGCCGCACAGGATGCCTACGACGAAGAGGTGGAGGTGCAGCGGTATGTGCTGTACACCGCCGAAGAGCTGGCCGAACAGGCCGCCGCCCGCGAAAAGGCCGAGCAGCAAGCAAAGCTTCCGAACACCGAAAAGCGGCTTGCCGCGCTGGAATCCGCCATGCGCGACCTGCTGGCCGCATATGCCACAAAGGAGGGCTAAAAGATGATCGATTTTTACGTCACCCAAATCAAGCTCCACCAGTTTGACGGCACCTTCACCATTGACGACGTTCCGACCCGCTGGCGGGCCCGCGTACAGGCCGAGTTGGACAAGGAGGCGCAGGGAAATGGCTGATAAGACTATCCTAGACGTCTCCCGCTGGCAGGGAAGCATCGACTGGGACGCGGTGAAGCGTAGTGGCAAAATCCACGGCGTGATGCTTAAAGCCGTGTCCACAAACCACAAGTTGAGCAAGCGCAAGGATGGGTTGTACATTGACCCGACCTTTGAGCGCAACTATTCCGAATGCAAGCGCGTTGGTCTGCCGGTTGGCGTATACTACTACACCTACGCCACCGATAAAGAGATGGCAGACGCAGAGCTGGCCTTGCTCAAGACTGCCTTGACCGGAAAGACCTTTGAGTTGCCCATCAGCGTGGATGTGGAGGATAACAAAATCAAGAAGCTGTCCACGCAGGCGCTGACCTACCTTGCCGCCTATGCGCTTGCTACGGTGGAGCGCTGGGGCTTTTATGCCCTGCTGTATGTCGGGCTAAATTTTGCGCAGACGGAGTTGTACATGGGTGGCGCGGCGCTGCGCAAGTACGATGTATGGCTGGCAAGATATCCCAGAGACAAAAGCAAGACCAAACCGGAGGACAAGCCCAAAACAGACTTTTCCTTTGGGATGTGGCAGTACACCAGCACCGCCAGCGTGCCGGGCGTGAGCGGCAACGTAGACCTGAGTCACGCTTACAAGGACTATGCTGGTATCATCAGCAAGAAGGGCCTGACCCGTCTCCGGGAGGGCAAATGACCGAAAAAGAAGCTTTACTGTGGGTGCTGGGCGTTCTTGGCAGCATGTGCGCCGCTGCCATCACGATCGACAAGGTGCTGGACATCATCCACAAGTACATCAAAAAGGCAAAAGCCCCTGACGATGCGCAGAACAAACGCATTGACGCCATTGAAAAGCGACTGGCTGCGGTAGAAACCGTGTCCACGCAGCACGCCGCGGCCCTTAGACGCGATATGACGCGATTTGACGGCATTGATGAAGAAATGCGTCTCGTCCTTGTTGGCGTGCAGAACCTTCTGGATGCGCAACTGTCCGGCAACAACCGCGAAGGTATGCAAAAAAGCAAATCCGATATCAACAACTACCTGCTGAAAGGAGTAACAAATCATGGAAGCAATCCTTAACACAATTCTCACCCCGCTGCCCGCATGGCTGGCGCTGGTGCTCATCGTTGTTGGCGCTGTGTCGCTTGCACTGGGGCTTATCCGTCTGGGCTACGGCGCGGCAATCAAGGGCACTGTGCTCGACCTCATTGCAAGGGCGGAGCACGAGATTCAGGGCACCAAGCGCGGCGCAGAACGCAAGGCGTGGTGCGTCAAGATGCTGCGTCACTATCTGGATAACAGCAAGTGGGGCAAGCTGGTCTCGTGGGCAATCACCGAAGAGACCATGAGCAAGGTGATTCAGTTTTTCTTTGACCGGGCAAGGGAAGCCCTGCAAAAGCAGTAAGGAGGATATCATGGCAAGCACTACATACGAGCATTTTGTTGACACTAACAAAATGTACGCCGCACAAGAGCAATTTCGTGACATCACGAAAATGGTCTGCGCACGTTTTCGTGGACTCACGAAAACATGCCATTCTGCCGACGTTGTCAAAATGGTGACGTTTTGTCACCGGTTTGCCGTCATTGGCAATATGGTGCGCAACGCCGGAGAGCTGCCGCAGCCTTTCTGGCTCGGTGCTGCCCGTGGCGGCGGCTCGTATAGTCTTTCCGCCAGCGTTGCAAGGGCTTAATGCAGAACAGATAAAAGCTGTGATAAAACGTGCGCCGCTTGGGAGGTATGACCGGAAAATCGCCCGGTTGCGGTACGTTGATCAGCTATGCCAAGTTGATATTGCAGCGCGTGTGCCGTATTGTCGGACATCAATCGGCAATAGACTGAAAATTATTAATAAAATGCTGAATGTGTGAAAAAATCCCCTGCTTTGCCGAAGCCCTGCGTTCCACGCGAGGTACTTTGTAAGCGAAGCGGGGGATTTTTAGTTTTACAGAAGATTATAATGCTCAGCCAGCAAAAAGCGGACGTATGCCGGGCAGTCCCGGCTTCCGGCGCACCAGTTCTGCACCGTGCGCAGCGGAATGCCCGCCCGCTTTGCAAAGGCGGTCTGTGACAGGCCAGTACGATCTACCAGTTCCCGCATGGACAGGTGCGCCAGATCCCAGATGACGGACAGCCGCTCCTTCTCGGCGTCCAGATCAATGCAGTCGGAAGCATCGTCCGGGACGCTAAGGGTGATGCTGTTGAGGAACGCTGCCATGGATGCTTCCGGGTCGGCAGCCATATTAAAAAGTTCAGCACTGGTATACATAGTTGACTTCCTTTCTTTCGTGTGATAGGATAAACGTACACCTCCATGTGAGGTGTCTTTCACTAAGGTCCCCTAGTCGGTGTTCGTGCGCCGTCTGGGGGACTTTTCTTTACTCCATATCTTCCAGAGCTTCAAGATACTTCGGGTAAAGGTCTTCCACGACGGCCTGTCTCTCAACGTCGTCCATACTGCCGTTCATGAGTGCCTCGCCCTCTTCATCGGAGAGTTCGATGCTGGTAGTGACCATCAGGTCGCGAGCGTCCAGATGAGAGGTCTTGACGTCGCCATCATCGGTGAGGTGCGCGTAGATCATCCAAACGCCGTTGTCGTACTCAATTTCGGTACCGGTGGCCATGACCTTAGTGGCAAACTCGTCAGCAGTTAACTTTTTCATTTTGGTCACCTCTTTCTTACAAAGCAAATGCTTTCGTCAGGGATTCATTGACGGATGCAGCAGACTTGGACAGCCCGGTGTGGATAGTCCAATCAGCCAGATCGAGATAAGCACCGTACAGAGCGTTGAGAACCCGGCCACACTCGGCGTTGGAGATCTCCTCACCGTTGAGATTTGCCGAGCGGATGTTGCCGGAGTTATAGGTGCAATAGGTCAGGCCGATGATGGACTTCCCGGCTTCGTTCAGGTACAGGCGAGACTTGCTGCCCCTTTCCCAAACACGAGCACCAAGCACCATGGCTTTTGCAATTCGCCATGCTTTCTTCAGAGCTTCGCTCATGGTGATCTTCGCGGCCTTGCGGATCTTCCAAGCGGTGTTCATGATGTCGTGCAGGTTGAAGTTTTTCATTTTTCGTTCCTCCGTTGTGGTTTCATGTGTCTTTCACTGTCTATAGTATACACCCACTGGGTGCAAAAGTCAAGCGTTTTTCAAAAATTTTATACTCATTGAACGTATTTTTTTACCCTCACGCTGCCCTTTGCAGTGTGAGGGCTTTTCTTTTTTGTCCTTCGTTGTACCTTCGTTGTCTCTCGCTTTCCGGGAAAGAGATAAAATCATCCCAGAAGAAAGGGGGATCTATATGGGATATCCTTATGAAGGATGGCGGCCCGGCCCGTACGGGTCGCAGCCTATGAGTAGCTACGGGCAGAACCAGTACATGCCGCAGATGCAGGGACAGACAGGCCAGATGGCCGCACAAAACCCGTTTACCATGGTGCCAACTATCGCAGACGTGGACAAGGTCATGGTACAGCCCGGCGAAACGCGCTGGATTATGGTGCAAAACGAGCCTGTCATGGCTGTCAAAAAGGCAGACACGATGGGCTACGCATCCGGCGAGTACTACCGCCTGACAAAGATCGACCCGGCGGCGATGCAGACACCGGCAGAGACGCAGTATCTAACCTCTGCGCAAGCAGATCAGAAGATACAGGCTGCCGTAAAGGCCGAGGTAGAGCGTGTGATGGCGCAGTATCAGACTGCCCCGGCGGCTCCTGCAAGGCCCGCAAGGGCAAAGGAGGGTTAAGGTATGGCAAATCCTTTGATTCGCTTCCTAGGCGGCACCTCCGGCTCATCTATGCCCGGCCCGATGGGCAATCTGATGCAAATTTTGCAGCAGTTCCAGCAGTTCCGGGCCTCTTTTAAGGGCGACCCGAAGCAACAGGTGGAGATGCTGCGGAAGTCCGGTCAGATGTCAGATGCTCAGTATCAGCAACTGGAGGCAATGGCCAAGCAGATCATGCCCTTCCTCAAGTAGTCGGAGAGTTGTGCGCACAACTTGAAATATATTCACAATTCGCAAGAAAGGAAATCAATATGGACAATATGAGTCTTAGCGACATCGCCGCCGTGACCCGTGGCAACGATAACGACGGCTGGGGACAGGGCGGCGCGTGGTGGATCATCATCCTCTTCCTGTTCGTCTTTATGGGCGGCGGTGGCCTGTGGGGCAACCGTCAGGGCGAGTTCGGCCAGTACGCCACTGCTGCAAGCCAGCAGGAGATCCTCTATGGCCAGCAGTTCGGCCAGATCAACGACCGCCTGACCAACGTCGGCAACGGTATCTGTAATCTCGGCTATGAGATGCAGGGCAACATCGGCCAGCTCGGCAAGGAAGTTGCTCTGGCACAGGCTGGTACCAACACCACCATCCTCCAGACCGGCAACAACATCCAGAGCCAGCTCGCACAGTGCTGCTGCGACAACCGGCTGGCAACGGCCAATCTGGCCGCTCAGATGGACAAGCAGACCTGCGCGATCAACTCCAACATTGACGCAAAGTTTGCCGAGATGCAGAAGCAGCAGTATGAGCAGACCATCGCGGCCCAGAATCAGCGGATCAGCCAGCTGGAGCTGGCCACCCAGATGTACGGCGTTGTGAAGTACCCCAACGGCTACTCCTACAATGCGGGTCCGAGCCCCTTCTGCGGCTGCAATAACGGCTGCGGCAACATCTAACACATACGCCCTTTAGGCGAGGATTGGCGGGGCGGCAAAAGCTGCTCCGCCTTTTATATAAGAAAGGAGATTTTTATGTCTAAATCGGCGATTTATACCGCCAACACCTCGGCTCAGACCGTGGCGGTAAACGATGTTATTCCTGTCGGAACCACTTCCCGGCGGTTTGGCTGTAACATCCGGCAGGACGGAAACACCATCACCCTGCTTGGTCAGGGCTACTACCATGTGACCGTGTCCGCTACACTGGCTCCCACGGCTGCGGGCACCGTGACCCTGACCGGCCAGAAGGACGGCGTGGCTGTCATCGGCGCTACTGCTTCTCAGGCTGTGGCTACTGCGGCTGCACCGACCAATCTGGCACTGACTTTTCTGGTGCGCAATGCGTGCGGCTGCGAAAGCTCTATCCTGAGCTTTCTGCTGACCGGTACTGCTGCCGTAGTGAACAATATGGCTGTGACCGTGGAAAAACTGTAAGGGGAGGATCTGGCTATGATGGACGAAGCAAAGTTTGCAGGGTATAAGGACACACTTGTTCATGCTGCAAAGCAAATGGCCGAAGAATACAGCGATGCGATGAACTACGCAAGCATGGCAATGGACTATAAAACTGTCTGTCCATACGCTTCTTCTGAGTGGTATAAGCTCTCTGGGGAAGAAATGGAGCACGCTGACGCAAACCGCCGCATTGCGCAGAAAATCCTTACCGGCGTTGACAGCGAGGATTCTGCGGCTGGCGTAGAGCTGCATCACATGTGGAGTATGGCGGAAGACCTTGTTTCCGGACTGTGCGAAGCCGTTACAAAAGAACGCGCTGCATACATGCGTTGAATTTTTGCAACATTTGTTGTAAGATAAGGCGGACGATTTACCGCTTTTAGAATATGCCGTAAGCAAACAACAAACTAACATTTACTGCAAAAATAGCATAAATGCGAAAAAAATTATTGATTTGTAATCAGTGGGTTGCAGGTTCAACTCCTGTCACTAGCTCCAAGAAAAATCCTGCGATATACCGTCAAGACGACGGCGTGTATCGTGGGATTTTTGCTTTTCTATGCGTTGACAAACTGCACAATGTTAACGGTTATATTTGATGCAAATTATACGTTGACGGTTATATCATGAACGGTTATACTATAGTAAAAAGGGGGTGCTGTAATGGCTGTATCTGATGCACACAAAAGAGCATCGGTCAAATACAACGCAAGCAAGGACAATATCATGCTTCGCCCATCTAAAGAGGATGGGGCAAGGATTCGCAAGGCTGCTGCGGACGCTGGCAAGAGCGTTCAGCGGTATTGTCTGGATATTCTGCTGAAGTCTGTACCAGATGAAGTGCCGAATGCTGAAACGCAAGCGGCGATTGATGAAGTGGACAATATGGTTAGAACAAGCAAGGGAGAGCATTTCAGCGGAACGACAGAAGAACTTTTCAAAAAGATTCTTTCTGAACCAGATGGAGAGGAAACCGCCTG